TGGAGGGGCATATTGCCCTGAGGTTAAGCTGCGAAGCCTTAACCCTCCAATGGAGGGGGCCCCTCACGGGGTCCCTCACTCGCTTTGCGAGTTTGCTAACTTTGACCTCCATGTGTACCAACATGTGGTTTTTTCAAAGTCAGCCTCTCAGGGTATTCATCACACCCTGCCGAGAGCCGCCGTCATGCACGGTGAGACTCCCTCTAATTGTTCTCCTTGCTGGGTATTTAACCCTTAAACCACCCTTTAGTAAGGTGGACGTAAGACTTTAGGAACATATTATGGGTTCTTCGCTCTACGGGCCTTTTGCAAAAGACCTCGTTACCTACACTCCCAGACTTACGCCTGGGGATGGAGTTATTCGAGCGATTCCGACCTTTTACTGGAGAGTCGATTGGTGGCGTCAAAAGCCGCCTTATGACAATCCATTACCGTGTCGGCGCAGAAGCGCGAGATTCTGTCAGATAACGGTTCCGACCCTGTCTGGCCGAGTTTCGCCACAGCATTCGATAACTACGATGCTTTTTCTCAATTATGTCTCGATCTTGCTTCTAACAAGTGTTTTGATAAACTTGTTGGGGCAGTCGGTGAGGGCTCACAATGGGCCAACAACATAAAAGAGATGCATGATTCAATGTCTTCCATAGTTCAGGCAGCTGCCAAACTTAGGAAATTCACAAAAAAGCTCAACCGTTTTGATTGGGCCGGTGCCGCTGAGGAGCTTGGTATGAATTCTATCCCTAAAGGATTGAAGCCATATTCTAAACACCACAGCGATAACTGGCTCAAATACCATTTCGGTTGGGAACCACTTGTGAAAGACATTGGTGCTGCCGTCACCACGCTTACCTCTCCTCTTCCTCAAAAAAGAGTTAAGGTACGTGCGTCGGAGAAGATCACTCGTGCTCTTCCCGTTTATGGCGGCACGCAGAACGCCGTTATCAAAACCGGTGTTACTGCTGTCTGTACAGTGAGGGTCACAAACCCGAACCTGTACCTTGCACAACAAACGGGCTTCGTTAACCCGTTATCAATTATCTGGGAGGCCGTGCCCTACTCTTTTGTAGTAGATTGGTTCGTCAATGTTGGACAGTTTCTGTCCTCTATGACGGCCTTTGCTGGCTTGTCGCTTGACAAGCCATCGACAGGCTACCTCCAGAAAATTGACGGTAGTTTCATTAGACATGGGTCTTGGACCTGGGTCTATACGACTTCTACTGTGTACGCTGGCCGGACTCTCTCGATTAGAGATCCCGTCATCCGTATGAAACCTTTTAAAGGGGTTTCACCCTCTCGCGGTATTACTGCGATTAGTCTGCTTATCCAGCAGATGAAACATTGACAGTTGACGGTATACCTGAAGCTGTCGTAAACTTAGGAGTTCACGATTATGCCGAACATGGCTGACATCGTTGTCAAGAAGGCCGATGGTTCGACCGACATCACCTTCACTCAAGTGGTCGCGGCAGCGGGGGACAAAAGTCCTGCCGTCTGGCGCTCCAATTCCGTCGGGAGCGCAGCTGGCTTCCCCCCCGAACTCCGTTGTTCGAGCCGTCAGAACGGCACGAACACGGCGCGCGTGGTGGATCTCAGCTATTCGTATCCCAGTCTCGTTACCAGTACTGATACTGGTACCACGTCTGTCTCCAAACGGTTCAACGTCACGTTGAGCGCGTCGCTTCCCCTCGAGATGCCCCAAACGGACATCGACGAAGCAGCGGCACAGCTCACGAATCTTATTGATTCGACGCTGATTGTTTCCGTTTTGAAGGCGGGGTACGCGCCGGTCTAAAACCCGGTTCGTAAAGACTCATGACTAGCTTTTTGCACCATCAGGTTGAAAAAGCGATCCTTCGCCTCTGCGAGGATCTCGGCACACCTCAGGCTCTTCTTGTCAGCGATGACATTAAGAACTCCAGGTGGGATCTTCTTGCCTCCCGGCGAGTGGATCCTCGGCATTATTCAGACGCTCTTCGCTACTGGCTTGATGCCACTGCGGTGAACGTGCTTCGCAAGTGTGATGATCTCCCCACGTCCATTGACCGAAAGGCCAGGGCTGAGGATCTCTTCATTTCTTGCGAGCTTCAATGCCTGCGCTCAAATTCCCGTCTTTTTGCTTATCTCGCACCTGGCTTGCCAGACACAGATCAGCACGTCCTCGACTATATTAGCCGAGTTCGTAAAATCATCAGACGGATTCTGGGGCCGCTTCCTCCCTCTTTTGAGGGGAGATTCGGTCCCGGCGCAACTTTTGCCGATAGGGGACGGTTGACCACTGTTCCCGATAAAATGACTTCTGAACCCACCCTTACACGTGATGCTTTCCCCTACCTTTTTCCTTGGTCGGGGACGCTCTGGGCGAAAGCCCTTTGCACATCACGGAAAGCTCCGACTTTTGTCCGAGGGAACCGTTTCACAACGGTCCCGAAGGATAGTGAGAAGTTCCGCGGCATTGCCGTGGAACCTAGCATTAACCTTTTCTACCAACTCGGACTAGGCCGCATCATTAGATCGCGGTTGAAGTTAGCCGGCATCTCGCTGGCTGAGGGACAGGATATTCATAGGCGGGTTGCCCGTGAAGCCTCCATCAGAGGCCATCTTGCCACCTTGGATCTTTCTAATGCAAGCGACACCATTTGTAGGAATCTTGTAAAACTCCTACTTCCCTCTGAGTGGTTTGAGGCCTTAAATGACCTCAGATCACCCGCCACATTTTTTAAAGGAAAGTGGCGACTGCTGGAGAAATTTAGCAGTATGGGTAATGGTTTCACGTTTGAGCTTGAGACACTTTTATTCTTAGGAATGTGTCTTGGTGTTGAAAGGGAGGGCCAAAAGCTTATCCCGGGAATCAACGTCTTTGCTTATGGTGATGATCTTATCATCCCGAGCGAATGCTCAAGCGATGTGATCTCGGCTCTGAGTTTCTTTGGATTGTCCGTCAATAAGGAGAAATCTTTTGTTGATGGTCCTTTCAGGGAAAGTTGTGGTGGAGACTACTTCTTGGGCGTGGACGTTCGTCCGCACTTTTTGAAGGAGAATCCTTGTGAGCCGCAACACCTCATTGCCTTCGCGAACGGCCTTCGTCGACTTGTCGTCGAAGATCATACGCGCTGGCAATTCATCAGGCGGTCGTGGTTTACCGTTCTTGACGGTCTGCCTCAGCCGATACGGAATTGTCGTGGTCCTCAGGACCTCGGCGATCTCGTTGTCTTTGACCCTGATGAAACGCGGTGGCGGAAACGCTTCCGCAGTCAGATCAGACACATCCAGGTATATAGACCGGCACGCTTCCGAAAGGTAGCGTTGTCGTGTTTCACACCGGATGTTGTCCTTGCTACAGCTTGCTATGGAGTCAGGAACGCTTCCTTTGGGGAACAAAAAATCATTCCCCGTGGTGACGTTCTCGGCTACAAAGTCGGCTGGGTTGTTAGATAACCGCCTAAGCGGTTACTAACCCGGGGAGTTACCCCCCCGGCTTTTCTCCTTTCTGGGAGATGGAGGGGCATATTGCCCTGAGGTTAAGCTGCGAAG